TCTAGATGGGTTTGAGTGGCGTCATCTGCGTAAATATCTAACGCCGCACCTATCTCAGGATACTCATCCATTTTTTCGTAGTCGTGATATCGACGACGTCTTTCATATTCAATCGCAGGTAGTTTTGCACCGCCTTTTACGATTCCTAAACTAGCTACGGACTCTTCACCATCTTTATTAGAAACTACATCGCCTCTAAGATTGTCAAGCGCGGGCGGACGACCTCGTTTCTTTTTAGTAGTAAAAAAAGATTTAAAAAATGCTGCGAACCTACCGGATAATGGCGGAGCATCTCCGTAGGAATTAGAGCCGGGAAATTGGGTAAAACCAGCGTTCTCATCTAAGAGCTGGTTCTCATCTTGAGTATTTTTATCTTGTTCGTTTAAATCCATCGTCTGTATTCTTCAAAGTCCTTATTATATGTACCCCTCGAAAAGCCAGGAGTTGGTAAATCTCTTCCCGTAGGTTCAACTAAATCACCCTTCACTAAAGGCACCGGGCTTTTACTTACTATATCTCCCATTAAATTGGCTCCTATCGCAAGGCTCATAACTAAGTCATCCGCAAAACCATCTTCTGCTTGTATTTTTCCGGTTTTACTAATTATAAAAGTTGTTAACTCTTTAAAAGTTCTTTCGGAATTAACTTTTATTTTTGAAGTTTTTAAATTTTCTTGCAAAGTATTTAAAAGCTGGTCTCTGTTTTTGTTATTTACAAGATATCCCATCTGACCTTTTTCATCTGTCCACATGTTTTCGTACTCATGAACTTCGAAAAGCTGTTCAATCAAGGCTAAACCAAGACCGTTACGTTCAGGACATATAAACGCTGTGTTATACCTCAAACCTTCCTGAACCATTATCTTAGCAAACTCATTCAAACCTATACGGTTGCTGTAAAACTCAGCGACTTGAGTTCCGTCGTACAGATTAATTATGTGAAACGCTGAGTAATCACGGTCTCTACCAAACGACGAATCCGCAGCTATTAAGTATGTGTGGTACGGTTTCGGGTCTTCCCACACCCGCATCATATTGTAATGCTTGCTGTAGAACTTCTCGTTAGTTTGTATTTTAACCTGTTGCAGAGTACCGCCATCGATAAACGTTTCACCTGTACCAAGAAACTCACCTTCGTACTCTTGTAGCCATGCTCTCTCACCAACGTTACTTCTAGTCTCAGAAGCCCACTCCTCAGTGTACTCAGGATGCTCCCTCCAGTGAATATTAATTACATGAAAATTATTTTTTCCTAGCTCAGCGTCATGATACAGCTCGTAGTACAGGTTTGCCATACCGTTCACCGTGGAAAGAATAAACGCAGAACCACCCGTAGAAATCGTAGGATAGATAGCCATCCAGAACTCGGTCATCTTATCGATAAATGCGGCTTCGTCAACAATCAACAAAGATACTGATTCACCACGTCCAGCTCCAGCAGGCTGAGATTTTATTTTACTTCCTGTTGATAGTTTTAGAACGTGTTTATTTCGCTCTATCTCCTTTGGCTGTAACCATTTAGGTAAATCATCATACATGCTAACTGCACGGTCTAGGAAATCTCTGGATTCACGGTCACCAATAGAAACCACCATCACATTTTTATCTTTATTGAATATGATGTACCATAGAGCGTAAGCTGCGCATATTGTGGTAGCTCCAGCCTGACGAAACTTTCTCATCAGGTTAAATCGGTGTGCGCCAAATTCGTTTATTATTCGTTCTTGAAATCTATACAAATCAAACTTCACGCGCCCGCGCACGGGGTGAGTTATGTAAACGTAGTTCTTAATAAAATACGCAGCGTCGTTACGACACTTTTCGATTTCTGCTTTTAGCTCGTCAGGTTTCATCGGTAATCCACTATTATATAGACATGAGGAAACTAGCCTTTATACCAACTCGTGAAGAGAAAGAATATCCCATCAAAGTATTTCTAGAAAAAGCAGGATGGGATGTACATTTATTGATTGGAGAAAAATCAATTTTTGACGCATATACGAACGCATTAAAAGCTCATGACGTGATAGCAAAAGATATGGTTATCATGTGCCATGACGATATACAAGTTATGACTCAGCCTGAGATGTTCAATGATATCATAGAGAAAAGTTTAGATGGTAACACAGGGTTTATCGGTGTTGCTGGACCAAAAAAATTAAACAAAACTGGTTGTTGGTGGCACGGTCTAGGTAGAGAGTTCCCACATCCAGACAGTTTCCTCAGAGGTGCTGTTTGGCATGGCGATTCTACTGATGAATGTTTTCCAACATACTACGGAGGTTATGGTAAGGTTGAGGTATTGGACGGTTTGTTCTTAGCAGCTAAAGGAGGTATATTGAACTCTATACAAACCAAGAAACCAAAAGATTTCGTGGGGGATTGGGATTATTACGATATGTATTACACGTATCAAGCACATTTAAAAGGTAAGAGCAACAAAGCGGTTCCTATCATGATTCTTCACAAATCAACGGGTGACGGAGCCATGAGTGAAGATTGGGATGGAAGTAGAAAAGCTTTCGTTACCATGTACGGCTCAAAGTTTGAAGAGATTACTCTTCCTCACCAAGCCCAATTGCCAAAACAGGCTTAGTGTTTTCTTTAAACTGCATTATAAGGTTATCGAACGCGTCGTTGTACCTTTCCCTGTCATGAACTATGATGACCCAGTCTGAATTTTCTACTGCTCTTTTACTAGCCTCGTACCAATGGTTTTCCCAATCTAACGGATGACATTTCTTCTGGCTCAAAATTATTATTTTGTCAGCATTAGAAGCTGCTGCATCTAATATTATTTTTTCTTCTTCGGTCAAGTTTGTAAAAAAATGTTTTGACGGCATCACCAACCTAAGTTTGATATTATTCATCATCAATAACGGTAACAGATTTATATTAACACCTCTCGTAGGACATACATAAACTACAGACGGTTTGTAATGCAGTATGGAATTCATTATGGTATTCAAACCTTGACCTCGTCTCCTCGACATATGAGAATTATTAACAGGAGGGAAATAATTTTCACCTAACAAAGCTACTTTTGCTTTTTTCTTCAAATGATTCATAAACTCGCACTTATCCTCGTTCTACTGTTATCTAGCCCAGAAGGCATAGATGCTAAAAAAGTACGTCATGGTAATCTCGTAAATTTCAAAGAGGGTCAGACTGTGTACCTCATAGATTCAAAAAAAATATACGAGAAAATACCATACTACCAAACTATAATTAGAAAGAAGCTTGAAAAAGGTACCGCGGAATATACTCACCTAATGTTGAAAGCAACTGAACTATATAAAGGTACTCTTGGCAAGTCAGGATTTTACCTGATTGTCGAATTCGATGGGGTGGATAAAACCCTCCATAAAACAGAAGACGTAACCAAAAAAATAATTAGTCTTCTTTAACCTGCCGAAAGGAGGTATAAAATTATGAATCACTATTACACACATTTTGAAAGGCTCTTTGATGAGTTTAAATCGTGGGACAATCCACAACCGCAAGGAAAAGAAACTTGCAGGATGCCAAAATACCCAGTTAGCAATTGCTATTTGTCCGAAGACCAAAACTCTCTTCACTTTGAGTTTGCTCTTGCAGGGTACGAGGAAAAAGATATAAAAGTTATTGGAGGTAAAAATTCTTTTACCATTCGTGCCAGTAAGGAATCAACGGAGGATGTCTGCGTACTTCACAAAGGCATTAGCGACAAAGCTGTAGATTTTTCTATCAATGTTGATGAGCAATATGATACTAAGAAAGCCCAAGTGTCTTACAAAAATGGTTTACTCTCCGTGAGTATTCCAAAGGCAAAAGAGGCTGAATCTGTTATGCTATTTGGATAACATATTTAATTTTTGTTCTTTATTAAGAGGTTAGTCCCCTTTAAAAGACTAAACCCAGAGGGCGTAAGCCTTCTGGGTTTTTTTATGTGAATAAATTGTTTTAGATTCGGAGTAAACTTCTATCAAAGTAAGTATTGGTTGGCATTTGTAAAACCGATGCCTGAGTACCGTCAGGACTATACTCTAATCCTCCATCAAGAACTTGATATATTATTTGTCGTAGAACTTGTTTAGATAAATCTACGTTGTTTTGGAATCCTTGTGGCAGCCCGTCTAATGGGAACCAGACTCTACTATAAGTTCTTCCTTCGAAGAAATCAATATCGCTTGCCAAAGCCCATCTACGGAAAGTTCCTGCTGATGCGGTTGTAATCATACCCGCAGTACCTAAGGCTCCGGTAGCTATGGTCGTAGACGAAATATCAAAGATTTGGTCTTGTCGCATATTAGCTGCATTTGCACACCCACTTCCATCGCTCGCGCTCGTAGAAAAGTCTCCTCTTTGACCAGTCGCATTTGCGTAGACTTGCAAAGAAAAACCACTAACGTCTGCTGTCGCAGGTAACCACGCACCAGTAGGTTGTGGGTATGTGGTCATAGTATAGGAGATGGTGAGTCGTTGCTCGTGAGTGAAAGCAGTGCCAGAACATGAACCACTAGCGATGTAATCGCGAGATGTATCTTGTACAGTTTGGGCTGTTGCTGCTCCCCCTGTGGGTGGTGTTATTGGTGTTAATGCCATAGTTTAGTTTTTACCTCTATAATATATATGTTACTAGGATTTGAGATAGTATATAAAGTTATGAAGAAAGTCGGAAAACTATCAGAGGCACGTATGTCTAAACCTGCTGAGCCTAAATTTCACCCTCTACTCTCAGACAATTTGTTTGAGAACAAAGTAAAAGGGTACGCTAGCATGGGTATCAAAGGTGGTACTAAAGCAGCAGCCAAAGAAGCCGCTCGTAGAAAAAAATTAAAAGAAGACGAAGTGCCAGACCCACGGGACTTAGCTTCTAACAGACCACCACAAGCATCGCTTTCAACTACAAACAGAGGTCCTGCTGTAAACCCAAGAACTTACCAAGTAGGTAATCAAATGACTGACGCTAAGGATTCTAATTGGATTCAAGGTGCGGAAGCCGACATCAAGCGTCGTGGAACCGAAGGTAAATGTACTCCGATTACTAAGCCTGGTTGTACTGGTCGTGCTAAAGCTCTAGCCAAGACTTTTAAGAAGATGGCTAAGAAGCGTGATGCAGAGGTCGTTTCCAAGAAAGAGAGAGCAGCTATGAAAAAAGAAACTGTAACTCCACAAGGACAAACTACCGACAACAAAGGACAAAAGGTTTTTCATCCAAGAAGCCCGGAACTAAAAAAGAGACAGGCTGAGAGAGAAAAGCAAGCTGCTGCTTACAAAGCATCAATGAACTAATGCCATTAACTCCAGGTTCTTCCCAAAAAGTAGTTTCTTCTAACATCAAGAAGCTGAAGGGTGAGGGTCGTCCTCATAAACAAGCTATTGCGATTGCGCTTGATAAAGCCCGCAAAAATGAAAGCAAGATAGGAACTCCTGTAGGTAAGATTGCAAAACGTAAGAGGTTAGAAGAAGACCGTGTAATTCAAGGAGCTCCTCCAGGAGCGTTCGGTCTTACGTTTAAGAATGCATGGCAAATCAAAGCTAAGGATAAGAACTGGTTATCCGGTGGTATGGTTAAAAAGAAAAAAGAAAAGAAAGGTCATCTACAAGACATGAACCTTTATGATTTGGCGAAGATGTGTGTAGAACCTATCGGAGGTCATTTAGACCCTCGTGAAATGGATAAAGAGGCATACGATGAAGAATCCATTAAACAAATGTACTCAGAAGAAGTTTACGGTATGGGGTCATTAACTTACGACTCTCCTATGCCTTCCGTAGATGAGAAGAAAGAAAAACTTGCTAAACGTCGCAAGCGTATTCACGGTAAGTTACATCCGCACAAAAAACCTAAAGGCGGCACGTGAAACGGTCATTCGTAGTCGAGTTCGACTAGCAGTTCCATTTACGCAAAGACTTGTTGATTCTTGAATCAGGGTCGTTTGCAGTCTTCTTAGACGTTAGACGCTTCTTCATACCGCTCATACGCGCACAGAATGATTTGCGGCGGTTGGCTGCTTTGCTTCCTTTCTTGAGCTTAGATGGCTTCGTAGTGACCGCAGTCTTGAGCTTAGAGCCAGGGTTCGCAGCTCGATAAGAAGCTACTCCTTTTTTGTTCAGACCACCCTCAGGGTTCTTCCCAGCTTTACGTTGCCACGCAGGTGATTTTTTCTCAGCCATTAATTGATTGATACGTTCAATAGCTTCGTTCTTTTTCTTCCCACCTGGTTTTACTTTTCCACTACAAACAGCCGATGCATACATGTTTGCGTACGCAGACGGATAAACTTTAAATTTTCTTTTTGCAGCAGCTTTTCCACGAGGACATACTTTTCCCTCGTTAACTTTTTTTCTTTTTGTAAATGTAGCCACGTTTGTTGGTTTTGGTCCTGTATTCCCTGCTGCTCGTTTACGAGACACCGCAGAGCGCTTTTCTCCTTTCGACATTGAAGCTGCTTTTGATGCAGGTACGCATTTAGGGTAACCTTTTCTTTTTTCTCCTTTCGAACGACCGCATGGTTTATACCCACCGCCTT